GTCTAGTTGGAGATGTTGCAATCCCAAGAAGATCAGGTGTTGCATCTACTGGCTACTTAAGTTCTGAGACAACAGCTATTTCACAGGCTGAATCAACATTTGATCAAATTTCAATGACACCTAAGACGTTAGCAACAATGTCTAAATTCTCTAGAAATATGCTCATACAATCAACTCCTGGTATTGAAGAGCTAGTAAGAAGAGATCTTTCTGACGGTATTAATGTTGGTCTTGATCTTGGTATTCTTAATGGTTCTGGCTCATCAGGCCAGCCTACAGGTATCATGCAGACTTCTGGTATTGGTTCAGTTGCAATCGGTACTAACGGTGGTGCAATCACAGTAGACAAACTAGTTGATCTAGAAACTGCAATTATGGAAGATAATGCAGGTGTTAACGCAGATTCTATTTCTTATGTAACCAACGCTAAAGTAATGGGTGCTATTAAGAAGCTTAAAACATCTGGTGGCGAGTATCTTGTTAACAACAACCTACAAGCTTTAGGTAGAGGTGCTACTCCGATTGCTGTTAACGGCTATCCACTAGCAATGACAAACCAAGTTCCTAGCAACCTAACTAAGGGTTCTACTTCAGGTTCTTGTTCTGCTGTTGTTATGGGTGACTTCTCTCAAGCAATCTTAGGATTATTTGGTGGTGGTGTAGAGATTACAGTTGGTGAAGACAGCGATGACTTCGCTAAGAACTTAACTTCTGTTAA